GAGCCCGAGACCAGCACCTCGCCCGCCGCGCCGGTGTAATCCGGCCCTTCGGTGATCGACGCCGTGCCGGCCACCAGAACGCCGCCAGAGGCCGACAGCGTGTCCGGGGCCTCTGTGACCGCAAGGTCCCCGGAAACCGCTCCAGAGCCCACGGAACCGGCCGCAGAGAGGCTGTCAGCGCCTTCCGTGACCGCGAGGGAGCCTTCGACCAGGACGGCGCCCGCCGAGGCCAGCGTATCGGCCGCCTCGGTGATCGCCGCCGAGCCCTCGACCAGGACCTGGCCGAGCGCGTCGAGGGTGTCGGGGGCCTCCGTGATGGAAGCCGAGCCCGTGATGGTCCCGACTGCACCCTGCGGGCTGAGAAGGGTCAGCAGCATGGAGCGCCCTCCTGGCTAGGCGCTAGGCCGGGGGTTCGTTCCGAAGGATCTTGGCGGCGCGACCGGCGCCGAGGAACCCAGCAGCCTCCAGCGCGGGAAGCCCGTTCAGGATGTCTGGATCATCCAGCCGCACGACGCTCGCTTGGCTGAGTTTGTATTGGTAGACGGCCACCGCCGGCACGGTCTTGGCCGCTTCCAGCAGGCTTGCAATCTCGACATCCGTGAACAGGCGCAGGAAGTCGATCTTGTCCAGTTCCGGGGCGGCAGAGGCTGGCGTTGAGATGCGGGCCAGCACGACGGCCACTAAAGCCTCGGCCTCGGCCTGAGTCATGGGCTGATGGCCTGGCGCCTCCGGGTGGTAGTCCTGCCGAATGATCGCCCAGCCATTCTGGAGGATGGCATAAGCCCACCGGGTGTCGACCTGATAGACCTCGGGCGTGAACATTAGATCAGCACCATGCGCTGCAGCTGCGCCGACGTGTTGGACAGGTAGGTGATGAAGGGAAGCGACTTCCCGTTGGTCGGGTCGTAATACTCATCGAACAGCAGGCGAGCGCCGGAAATGGCCGTGGACTGAGTGATGTTGTTGGTCGTAAGCGGGACCAGTTCGTTCTTCGCCACATTGAACATGAAGAACCGGCCTGTGGCGTCCTTCTGCACGTAAATCGTGCCGTTCCAGTCAGCCCAGGTTGAGCCGGTCGTGAAGGTCTCCGAACCCACGTAGGTGATGCCGGAATACCAAGTGTTCGCCGCGATGTCGTAAACATCGAGGGTGCTGGCGCCCGCAGCCCGGAACGAGTAGATAAAGCGCCCGTTCTGCCTCAGAGCGCCACCGGGGCCGCCCGCAGAGCCCGCACCGTTCCACGCAATGTCAGGGACGTTGGCGATCCAGCTACCGGACGTTCCCGCGCCCGCAGCGCCAGCGCGAGCCGCGCCGGGGGTGATGGTCGCCCACGTGTTGCCGCTGATGCTGTATTTGAACAGCGTGACCGCCGCGCCACCGAGGAACCAGAAAGCGTTGTCGTCGGGCTCGATCACATACCGCGTCGTGGCGTCGAAGGCCGTTGTGACGGCACCGAAGGTCAGCTGCGAGGTCGTGTTCGCCGTGATGACGGAGACCTGTCCCGCGCCGGTTCCGGCCACGGCACGGACCTGTTGCCCAATCCACTGAGACGCCGTCCAGGGTGTGCCAGAACCCGCCGTGATGGTCGTTGTGGAGCCTGCGGAGGCAACGTCCGACCAGAGCCCGCTGATCTCGTATTCGCTGGTCGTGTCAGGGTTGGTTGTCCACGCGGCGTCAACGGTCAGGGTGGTGGCGGTGTTGGAGACGACATAGCGATACTGGCCCGCGCCGGTTCCGCTGATGATGGCCACCATACGCCGGGCAAAGCAGTTCACTTCCCAAGAGCGCGTGGCGTCGGTCAGGGTCGAGGCCGCGCCCGCCGAGGCCGTCCCGAGTTCGACCACGGTTTCCTTGGCCGGGGTGCCGATCAGGCAACCCTCGTTGGCCGTGATAGCGGGGCCGGAAGCGACCGAACGCGAGGTCCAGGCGTTTGTGGCGTAGTCGTAGTAATTGAAGCCGCTGGTCGCGCCGGGGACGTAAAGCCAGAAGCGGCCCGTGAACAGTTGGATGACGCTGGTGTTGTCGAAGGCGGCGGCATAGGTGTCCACCGTGGTAAACACGGCGTTGGCCCCGAAGCCGTTGGCGCGAATGAAGCCCTCAAGGCCCCGGTTGGTCCCCGCCGTCACACGGAAGCGGTAGCCGCCCACGTTGCGGGCCATCGTCAGGGTCGAAGTGAAACTGTTAGTCGTGCCCGCCGAGGCGGTGAAGGACGGGCCTGCCGGGTGAACAAAGCCCGCAGCGCCCGCACCATAGGCGCCCGCCGAGCCCGAGTTCGGCAGTTGCGCGAAGGCTTCTTCCTGCTTGTTATACCAGTAGATCGACGACACGCCCGTCACATAGTAGGCTTGACGGCCAACGTCGTAGGGAAGGTCGGAAACAAGCCCCTGCGTCTGCCCGAGGTTCAGGTTGTCGCCCACAAAGATCGTGCCCGCAGCGGACGTAACCGGGGCGGGAGTAAAGACGGGCTCCCAAATCTTGCGGTGGACCTTCTTGCGGAGATTGAGTGTCAGCGACATGTCTCAGACCTGAATGTTGGCATAGATGTGCTGCGGCAAAGACGCCGGGTGATATTGCTGCGACTGCGCCACAACCAAATGATTGCTGGTCGAAAAGGCCGGGGAGGAACCGCCAGCAGTGATTTGCGGCGTGCCGCCGGCAATCTGGTTGGCGTTGATTGCCGCGTTGCTCTGGATGGTGACTTGGAAATCCGCCTGTGTAGAGTTCCGAACCGTGAGCGACGGCGCACCCGACGCCGAGCCCATCTGCCAGACCGAACGCAGGATCATAGCGATGGTGTTCAGCAACTCTTGCGTATAGGCGTTGTCCTCGGCCACCGACCGGACCAGAAGGGCGAGTTCGTTGCCGACCGGATCGGCTGTCGCGCCTTGAGCGTCGCCCTGGTTTACACCGTCGCTGCCAAGCGTGAACTTGACCCGCTGGTGAAGGACGCCGCCGATGTCGTCCGCCGCGATCGATGCGCCGGCGCCAGGTGTGTAGCCGACATTATCCGGCATCAGGCATTGCCTTCAGTCACGGCGAAGCTGGTCACGCTGACCGTCTGGCCGGTGGAGATGCTGGTGTTGTTCAGGTTCAGGTCCGACGCCGAGGTCGAGACATCGCCGTCCATGATCGGCGTGGTCCCGTTCGACTGCCACAGGCGGAACCAGGAGGCCGTGCCCGTCGCCGCCGCCGTGCCGTTGCTGATCGCATTGGCCGTCAGCACGCCGCCGGAAGCCGCCGCCGCAAACGCCGTGGCGTTGCAGGTCAGCTCCACCAGCATGGTCTGCGAGGTGATCGCCGTGTTCGGGTTCGCCGGGCGCGTGCCGTTGTAGATCCGCAGCTTCGCCGAGGTTCCGGTCTGCGAGGTCACGCTGTCCATCTTGGCGTTGCGGACAGCCGTAGCGTATTTGATCGCCATGTTTCAGGGCCTCAGTAGTCGGTGATGACGTTGTATTGGCGGTAAAGCCCGCGAACCGGGACATCCGTCCGAAGCGGGCCGACGATGGGCTTGTCAGAGACGCGCATGGCCTCAAGGGCCTGGTCGAACAGCGCCTTCCAAAGGGTCAGCGCCTCGGTGTCGCGCAGGTAGGGCGCGGCCTGCATCAGGGCGCCGTAGAGGTAGACATCCGGCCCCTGCTCCAGCAGCCAGTTGGTCGGGTTCGCGTCCGACAGGGCCGGGATGCGCTGCGAATAGACGAGGGTTCCCACATACTGCTGGTCCGGGATCGGCCAGATTTGGAACTGGTCGCCGATCAGCGTGAAGAAGCGCGGGATGGTCGGCTGGATCGAGTTCGCCAGCGCCTCGGAGATTTGCGCCGGCGTGGCCTGGATGAGCTGGTAACCGTTGCCCTGCCCGTCCACGATCCTGAACGACAGGACCTCGAGGAAGTCGGCCGGGGCGGCGAAGAATTGGGTGTCGATGTTGGCCGTCGCGCTCGCCTGCATCTCGCGGGCGCGCTGCGTGCGGCTGATATGCACCTCCGCGAGGGAGATGAAGTCGGGGATCACCGCCGTCAGGTCCGAGCGGTTCAGCCAGCTGGCCACCGCCGTCTTCAGGTCGCTGTAGGTCGAAATGGCCATGCGGTCCCCCGGAAGAAAGGGGAGAGGCCGAAGCCCCTCCCCTCCTGTCGATCAGCTGGATCAGCTGTTGTGGAGACGCGCGGCGAGCTGGGCCCGCAGCGTCTTGTAGCCGTAGAGGACATCGAGACGAGTGGGGAACTTGTCGTTGTTGATGTCGTACTGGCGGACCACCCGCATCGAGATGCCGTCCATGACCTCGCGGGCGGCGAAGTCGACGCCGTTCGGCATGACCAGGTCGGCCGTGGCGAAGGCGAAGGCTTCCTTCTGGTAGAGCAGCGAGGTGCCCACCGCCGTGGAGGCCGTGCCGGCGAAGGTGATGGCGGCGGTGGCCGAGGTGGTCGGGATGACCACGTTCTGGCGGCCGCCAGCCAGCACGATGGCCGGGGAGAACGACACAGTGCCCGCGCCGCCGGCGTAAGCCGCCGTCACCACGAACTGCTGCGGGGTGCCCGTGTTGGCCTTGGTCTCGGGGTGAACCGCGAACACGTTGCCGATGGTGAACACGTCGCCCACGTTCATCGCGCCGGTGCCGGTGGCCACGGTCATGGTCGAGACCGGGGTTTCCGAGATCGGCAGGACGCCCACGAGGGTGGAGGTGGTGTAGGAGGCGTTGGCCGCACCGCGGGTGTGCTTGCCCCACATGGTGTTCTCGACGAAGTCGAAGCCGGCGGTGCGGCCCATGTAGCCTTCGCGATACTGCTTGGCGATGGCCGAGGAGTCCTGGAACAGGCCCTTGACCGCGTCAACGAAGTTGGCGTTGTCGAGGGTGTTCAGGTTCGCCGTCCGGTCGTTCAGCGGGGCGAGGGCGTTCTGCAGGAGCGTGCGCCCCTCCAGGACCTTCGCCAGCGAGATGGCCGAGCCGCCGTTCCAGACCGACTGAGACACGTCCTTGTACATGGACATGGCGTCGGCCTCGATGGAGGCGGCCAGCACGCTCATCGCGGGCTCCAGGATGCGCTGCGAGAAGTCATCCAGCGACAGGGTCAGGTCCACCGAGGTGAAGTTCAGGTCCACACCCTTCTGGGTGGCGACCTGCAGCGTCACGGACTGCTCCACCGTGTCCTGGGCGGACAGGGTGGCGCCGGTGCGGACCGTGTACTGGTTCGGCAGGCGGATCTTCAGCTGGTCGCCGATCTTGGCGCCGGTCTTGGCGAACGACGAGTCGTAGTCGCGGACGATGGAGCCGACGAAGTTCAGCTTCTGGTGCAGGACGCGGAGGGCTTCGCGCGTCACAGCCGTGGGGGTCAGGATCGTATTGGGCACGATCAGGTTCCTTCATGGGAAGGCGCGTCATCTCGACGGGCCGTGTGTTTTCAGGGGTCAGCGGTCCCGCTTGGCGAGGGCCGCATTGCGACGGCGCAGCCATTCATCCGCCGGGAGGTCGTCGTTCAGTCCGGGCTTGTAGCCCCCGGCCCGCTGCCCAACGGGCTTGGCGGGAGTGACGGCGGCCTGCTTGGATGCCTGCTGCGCTTTGGTCTGTTGGGCCTTGAGCGTGGCCAGTTCAGTCTCAGCCTTGTGGAGCCGCGCGAGGACCTTGATGGTCCGCGTGTCGGGTGTTCCATCCGGGTTGATGACCGACTCCCTCAGTTCCTGCGGGCTGACGCCAAACTCCTTGGAGGCGTAAGCGGCAAGGCTGCTGAGATATTCGACGCCCCAGCCTTCGATTTCCCGCGACAGTTGGGCTTCCGCCTGGGCGATCGCGTTGGCGGCGTTCCGCTCGCTGATCGCTCGGGTCTCGCCCTCTGCGCGGGTGATGGCGCTCGACAGTTCGGCTTGCGCGTCCCTGTATTGCTGCCAGGAGGCCATGGCCGCAGCCGTGGCGTCCGCACCGTATTGGGCCGAGTAGGCTGACCAATCGGTGTTCTGGAACGTGGCCAGCTGCTGCTCGACCAGTTTCAGGTTCGTCCGGTGCTCCAGGGTCGCCTCGGCCAGCTGGGCTTGCTGGGTCAGGCTCTGCGCCTGCATCTCCAGTGCCCGCCGGGTCTCGGCGACTTCCTGCGTCTTCCGGGTGTAGTCCGCCTGCCGAAGGAGGTCGTCCTTCAGGGCCTTGGGGATGCGGTATTTGACCCCATCCCGCTCGATCTCCTCCGTGTCGTCCTCGGCTTGGGGCTCTTGGCCCTCGGCGTCGGTTTCCTCGGCGTCGATGTCGGCGGTCTCGTCCGCTTCGACTTCGACTTCCGGCTGGTCGAGGACAGCATCATCCTCGACATCGACCGGATTGGTCGTGTCTTCGCTCATGTGTAGAGGTTCCATCTAAGGGAATGGCGCGCCTCACGGCGGGCCGGGCTCTGTCAGCCGTCCGTGTAGAGGCCGGCGGGCAGTCGGGTTTCGCGGTTCATTGCGCTGATCCGCTTGGTCTCAGCCTCGAACGCCGCGATATCCAGTTTCCGGGCTTCGAGGCTCTTGTCAGCCTCAAGCGCCTGGTATTTCTGTTCCAGTTGACGCAGGGCGGCGGCGTACTGCTGCACGGCCTGCACGGCCTGCGGATCGGGACCTTGCGGTCCTTCCTCGCCCTCGGGCGCCTGGCCCATGGCCTTGGACAGCCGCTCGGCGATCTCATCCGCCCCCGGCCAGTCCAGGTTCTTGACGAGCAGGTCGCCAATCACCGGCGCCGCGTCGGGATAGGCCCGGATCAGCTCGATCATCTGCGAGGCCGCTTCCTGCCGCAGCGAGGCGAAGGAAGGCCCAGCCGCGACGGTCAGGTCATAGCGGCCCGAGGTCAGGTCGTAGATCTTGGTTACTTCCTCGATCTGGCCGGTGAGCGGGTTTTCCTCGCGCTCCTGAACCGGCTGGTTGATCGCCTTCACTTCGGGCTTTTCGTCCATGCCCAGCACGCGGATCGTCCGCGGCACGGAATAGACCTCCGGGATCAGGTCAATCAGGATGCGGCCGGCGTGACGAATGGCCCGCGAGAGGTTGTCGATGAAGTGGAAGGTGGCGTTGTCCGCTTCCATCTGCCGGGCGATGATGGCCTTGCCGCTGGTCTCGTTCGACCGGGCGCCCAGGCTGGCGTCATACATGCCGAGAACGGTCTTGATGTCGTCAGAGGCGTTCAGGGCCTCCTGCAGGGCTCCCGCCGGCACGCCCGCAAACGGCTGGCGCATCGGGGCCTCGGGGCCGTCATACTCGATGAAGGCGTGGCTTTGCGTGTTGGCCGTCGCCCACTTCTGCGCGTCGGTCTCAAACGCTCCCTTGCGCCCGATGAACGGCGTCTTGGGGGCCATGGCGACCAGTTCCGTGGTCGTGGTCCGCCAGTAGTTGAACATCCGTTGAGCGTCTTTCGCCCCACGGATCAGGCTGCGGAAGTGCCGCTTGCCCTTCAGCACCACCTCAGAGCCATAGACCGGGACGATGGGGATGTACTTCCCCGCCCACTCGACGGTCTCCAGAACCTCCGCCCCGCTCATGATGTGCTGGCGCACCCGATGCGAGGCCACGTCGCGCTGACCCACCACAGACACGCCGATGGCGTCGAAGGCGGCCTTGTTGGCCTCATAGACCTCGGCCTCAATCACCATCTGGTCGGACAGGAGGAGGATGGTCCGCTTGATCTTGTCTCGGACCCAGTACTCGGCCACCTGGACGAAGTCGCCGTCGAGCCAGGGGGACGACATGCCCAGCCAGGCCTCGCCCTGCCAGTCCACCTGCTCGGCGTCGGGATACTGGCGCTTGAACTGGGCCTTGGAGAGGCTGTCCGTGACGAAGCACCAGTTCCAGTCCGCACTGTCCGCGCCCGTGGCGTAGCAGTCGGGATAGACCGAGAGCGGGTTGCTGATCCGCTCAATCACGATGTCCTGATCGAAGGTGTCGTCGGTGGCATACCGCGTGTTGATGCGGAAATACCCGAAGCCGCCGAAGACCGCATGCTCCAAGGCCGTGTCATAGGCCACTTCGGAGTTGCTGGACTGCTCGATGTTGCGGATCAGGCCGTTGATGATCTCGGCCGTCTCCGGGTCGCCCTCGCTGTCCACCGGGTGGACCGTGATGCCGGGTTTGTTCCGCCGGGCGTCGTTCACGATCTGCCGGCCCATGGCGGCCAGCTTGTTCACCGTCAGGCAGGGCCGGCCCTCAATCTCCCGGTCCCGGCGCACCCGCTCGGGCCACTGGTTCTCCAGCAGGGCGAAGTCGATGTCGTCCTCGAAGGCCTTGCGGTTCTCGCTGTCATGCTCGGCGGCCTTGTCGAAGGCTTCCAGGGCGTCCTTCAGCAGGTCGGGCTTGTCGGCGTCGGCGTCGTAGTCGCTCATGCCATCCAGCCTCCAGCGTTCATGACCGCCCGCGCCGACTTCCGCTCTCGCGGGGCCTCGTATGCCGTCATCAGGTAGCGCAGGGCGTCCGCGCCGTGCGAGGTCCAGTCATGCAGCGGGCCGAAGCTGACCTTGCGCTTCGGATCCACCTTCTCGCGATACTCACGAATGGCCCGAAGGCCGGCGGCGCACTTGTCGGCGTCGATCCACGTCTGCGGGATCATCCGCCGAACCGCCTCAATCCCGTCCTCCACGGACAGCCTCGGCGCAATCGAGGTGCGAAAGCCCATGCTCTCCAGCATCTCGATCCGGCTCTTGCCCGTGCCCAGCTCGCGGGCCTGGGCGTCGTGCGGCAGGATCAGCGGGGCGTAGAGGTAGGGCCGCTCACGAAGCGCCCGCGCATACCAGTCGAGGGCGACCCCGTCGTTCTCGATGTAGTCAATCAGCCGGACCTCGCGGCCCACAAACTGCGCCAGCCAGATGGCCGTCGAGTCCGCAATCCCAAGGTCGAAGGCCGCGTGAACCTCCAAGGCGGGATCATGCGGCACGCGCCCGATCCGGCCGCCCTGTTCCGCCTCCAGCAGCAGCCGGGCGTAATAGGCGCCCTCGACCGCGGCGTCGAAGGAACACTCGAACTCGCGGGCGAACTCGTCGTCGCTCATCTCGGCCCGAAGCGCCGCCAGTTCCTTCGGCGGGATCAGGCCCGTCTCACTGGCCCGCAGGATGGACAGATACCACTCGTCCGACGAGCGCGCCCGGTCCACCAGATCGTAAAAGCCGTTCTTGCCCTTCGGCGTCCCGATAAAGCTGGCCCAGCCGTTGCGGTCAGCCAGCGCCGGGCGGATCACCTCAGACCAGGCCCTCGGGTCCATGTCGCCGTATTCGTCCAGCACCACGCCGTCGAAGTAGACGCCGCGCATCCGGTCGTAGTTGTCGGCGCCGTAAAGCCGGACCCGGTTGCCGGTCGGAAAGTCCACCCTCAGTTCGGCCTCGTTGACCGACACGCGGGGAACCTTCGAGGCATACCGCTTGAGATAGCCCCAGGCCACGTCCTTGGCCTGCGCGTAGTAGGGCGCGACGTAGGCGAAGCGGCCGTCCGGCAGGGCGTCGAACCGAAGCGCCGCGTCCACCAGGTCCATGACCGCCGACACCGTCTTGCCGGCCCGGCGATGCGCCACGATGGCCGAGAAGCGTTCCCGGCGGGCGTGGTAGGGGACGAAGGGATCGCGGGGCCGATACTCCAGGTCAATCCGCACGAGGAACGCCGGTCACGATCTCAATGGTCATGTCGCTTGTGGCGTCAACGTCCATCGACTGCCGGGGCTTTCCGAACCCACGGTCGAGGATGGAGTTTGCCGCCGCGACCCGCGCCGCTTCGCTCTCCCCGGCCTTCATGATCTGGGCCAGCGTGGCGAGGGCGTCTTCGGTGTAGACCTGAGCTGCGGCCTTGATGTCCGCGGTGGCCTTGTTCACCGAGCCCTTCGGCCTTCCCGCACCGGGGCGAGCGCCGCCCACATTGCCGGATGATTTCCGCTGATTGTTTTTCACGGTCGCCTCACTCGCCAGACCTTGCGGCTTCCTGGCGTCGATGCGGATGGGATCGGCCCGCGACTGTCGCCTACGGGTCAGGGTTGAAGCGTGTGTGTCGCGTAGTCGGGGCCGAAGGTGTGAGGGCCGGGCCTTTCGCGCACCCGACCCTCTCCGGCCGTTGCACCAGTCGCCAGCCGGCTTCCCGCGCGGGGGAGCTGAAAAAGCAAAGGCCGAGGTTTCCCCCGGCCCTGCGCCCGAAGGCCGAAGCCTGCGGGGTTGATCTGTCGGCGCAATTCGCGCGCCTAGTGTTTGGACATGCCTCAGAAGTGGGCGGGTGTCAAGGGGGCGCGTGTTTCACTGTTTCACTCCCTAGGGCAATGAAACATGAAACAGCCTCCGACCGCATGTTCACGTGTTCATTCTCCTAGGGGCGTGAACACGTGAACACGGCGACAGCCCTAGTTCAGTTCGGCGTCCAAGGCCTTTTCGAGTTCATCCCCCACTCCGTCCATCGTCCAGATGTAGAGCATGTGCGCTTCGTCTTTCCAGGGCTCCAGCGACCACCCGCAGGGCACTTCACCTATTCCCCGCCGCATCGCCGAACGGACGACAAACGACAAGGCGCCGGGGGTCATTCCCACCTCGCTGCCTGGATAGATCGTGACTTGAAGCGGTGAGCTGTAGCCAAGCCTTTGGGCAAACCCTTCGGTCAGTTGCTCCCCAAACACGAGGTTCAGGAAGTCCGTGGTTTCGGCGCTTAGGTTCATTCGGTCGTGTCCTTCTGTGTTGCGACCTTGGGAAAAAGTCTCCGCACGCTGAAGCGTCCGGTGAAAATCAGAGAGCGTGTGGAGAAACGGTCAACGCCAATCACTCCAGCGGACCAGCCCCAAAAACGCCCCGCTCGGCTGAAGTCATTGGGCCTGCTCCGCAAACTGGCGCTTGGCGTCCGCCCTCGGCGCTTCAAACACCTGCCGCAGGTTCTCCAGGGCCATGCGGACGGCGGCGGACTGGCCGTCCCTCGCCCGGATGCCGGTTTCCCGCTCCACGATGCCCCGCCATGCCATGGGCCGGTCTTCCTCGACCGTGGCCGTCATGAACGCGCCCAGCAGGGTTGCATCCAGCGGGCCGATAGCGTCGAGGGCCTTGGCGACTCGGCGGCCGGCGACAATCATGGCGTCGGTCACCAGTTCGGCCGATCCTGCGCCGCCGTCCACGAACACGCCGGGATTGCGCGAGCCCGCGAGGCCCTTCCAGATGGCCCAGTCCTCGGCCAGCCTCATGGCGGCGTGGTGGTGGTTCTGGGTGATGGCGCCCGAGCGGAGGAGGACGGTGAAGACGTTGGAGCGCCAGGCGCTGAGGATCTTCCCGTCCGGGCCAAGGTTCACCTCTGCGCCCATGGCCTCCAGCCGCTCGACCTCGGCGCGGGTCGCGGCCCTCTGGCGTTCGGCGGCGGCGGGGTCGTGGGGCTTGCGGCGGCGGGTCATGCGGCTTGCTCCAGGGCGTGGGCCAGCAGCCGGCGGGAGGATGCCAGGGCCTCACAGGTGTCGTTGATCTCGGCCAGCGTCGGGAACCAGGTCGCGCTCATGGCCAGCTTCATGCAGGCGGCCTTGGCCACGTCCGCCGGAAAGCGCATCAGGCATCCGGCGTAGAGCTCGAGCGCGACCGCGGTTCCCGCTTCCGACTTCCGGCCGCCTGCCGTCGCGGCCTGGAGCATGACCAGCCAGTCCTCGGCCTGGTCCTTGGTCGGGCCGGTCAGGGCCGCCCGCATCCGGCTTGCGGCCTGCGGAAGGTTCTCGGCCTTGCTCCCCGGCAGGACGCGGGCTCCGACCGGCTGGACGCGGTAGCCGCCGGACACCGGGAACCGCAGCTCGGTCTCAACCGTAACCTCGACGCCGAGCGACGATTGCAGCGAAGTCAACAGGGCCTTGTCGGCCTGCTCCGGGCTGGGCTGGGCGAGGAGCCATGCCCGCGCCGCCTCCTCGTCCCCGGCGACCGTCACGGATGACCCAGTTGTGCCAGCCAGTAGTTGCAAAACTCAGTCGCTGCACGGTCGATCTCCGCATCGGTCAGGCCCTCGGCCCTCGCCTTGTCTCGATCCTGGGGGGATGGCTGCCAGTCGTCTGGCAATCGCTCGCCACGCCTCCCCCCCGGCTTCGGGGGGGGTAGGGGGGGTTTGGTTCTAACTGATGGATCTAGTGATGGATCATGCCCGGAAACTGTTTCCTCCCCCCCCGGAAATGGTTTCCGCACCCCCCCGGAAATGGTTTCCGCACCCCCGGAAAGGATTTCCGGGTCCTCGGAAGGGGTTTCCGGCTGGGCAGAGGGGCGCTCGGTCATGACCAGGGCGATCATGTCGGACCGGCGGGACCCGTCCTCCCGGACCCGCTGGGTGCGGACGATCAGGCGCTTTTCCTCGAGGCTGGCGAGGGCTGACCGGATGGTGCGGGCGGTCAGGCACGTCATGTCGGCCAGCGTCTTCTGCGACGGCCAGGCGCTGCCGGCGGCGTCCGCGAAGTTGCCGAGGACGATCAAGACCAGCTTCTCGGACGGCGACAGGTCGCGCACGTCCAGAGCCCATGCCATCGCCTGCACACTCACGCGCGCCCCCTCCCCGTCCGGGCCTCATGGGCGCGCACGGCGTGAAGGATGGTCGTGTGGTCGCGGTCCATCCATGCAGCGATCTGCGGCAGGGAGAACCGCGGATCGCCGAGGCTGTCCTTCGCGTTCCGCATCCTCCAGGCCAGCTCCTGCCGGGCATGGACGAGCGCCCTGAACCGGAAGGGGCCGAGGATGTCGGCCGAGCTCACGCCGTGGGAGGACGCGACGGCCGCCAGCGTCTGATCGAAGAACGCCTTGCCCTTCGGCCCCTCGGGAAGGGTCCTCGGCGGCGGGCCAAAGCCCGGAATGCAGCCCACCTGATAGGTCAGCATCTGGCGGCCAGCCTTTCGACGTTCCGGGCAAAGCGCCGGTGCGGCGTCTTCAGCGGGATCCACGCCAGCCGGTGATGCGTGGCGCAGTAGCTGGAGCCCTCGCGGACAGGCTGCCCACAGGCCATGAGGTCAGCGCCCTGCCCGTCCACCGGCCAGGCGCACTGGCACGGCGCACGGCCCACCAGCGCGACGGGCTCGGAACCTTCCAGGGCCTGCCAAACGTCGCCCTCAACCACGCGCCAAGCCTTGCGCTGGGCGTCGGCGGAACGATCCCACAGGCCCAGGCCGGTGTTCTCCTTCGGCGAGGCGATGGGCCGGGGGGCGCGAGGCACGCGCGAGACGCGGGGCGTCTGCGGCTTGGGCTGGGCGACGGCGCGGGGCTTGGCCGGCGTGACCGGAAACTCCACCCCGGCGCGCTGGAGCCTGTAGGCCCGGCCGATGGCGGCGTTGCGGCCCACGCCGAGGGTGCGGCCAATCTCCGAATAGGGCGCACCCTCATGGCGCAGGCGGATCAGCTCGGCGTCACGCTCGGCGGTCCAAGGGGCGCTCATGCCGCCCTCCTCATGCCGGGCCACACCAGCGGGCGGGCAATGCCAAAGGGGCTGCGCTTGTCCCCGCTGTCGCTGAACGCGCAGAACCCGCCCTCGGCCATCACGGCGGCCGCATGGCGCTCGCAGGCCTCGATCTGCTCCTGACGGGCCGAGCGGATTTGGGCCTCCGTCTCGATGGACGAGGGCTCGACCTTGGCCACGCGGCGGCGGTCCAGGGTGGTGGTGGACGGGCGCTGACCGATGCGCTGGAACCTCGCCGCCACGGCCTTGTGCGAAATGCCGAAACGCGCGGCGATGTCGACGTTTGACGCGCCGTTCCAACGCAATGACGCGGCGGTCATGTCGTGTTCAGCGGTCCACTTGAAGCGTTCAGTCATGCTCTCTCCACTTGCAGAACCACCCGGCCACCGGGCTGGGTGTGGTCGGTCCAACGGATCTTGAGGTCCCGCATGAGGCTGTCGTCCTGGACGACGCCGGCGCGGACCAAAGCGTCCGAAACAGGCTTGATGAGGTTGTCGAGGTCGCGCCGCCGCTTGTCGGGGGCGGTCGCCCAGATGCTCAGGCGATAGCGGCCCTCGACGGGCTCCACGGTCTGCCGGGCGATGGCCTCGGCGGCTTCCGTCCGCCAGGCGCGATACGGCGCCGACAGGATCGGGCGACCGGCCACCGTGCGAAGGGTGCGGTTCACGCTGGGGGGATAGGGCAGGACGATCATGCCCGGCCCCGCAGGCAGGCGTGGATGAAGGCCGATCGCTCGGCCTCGATGTGACGGATGGGCCGATGCCGGGCGCGGGCCTCGGCGATGCGGCGGTCGAAGTCGGCCAGGCGCTGGTCCAGTTCGGACGGGCGACGGCGCAGGCGGGTCAGGAGGGACCGGATCACCGCACCGCCTCCACGCCGTCAGCCAGCGCGTCGGCGATGAACAGCGCCGCCTTCGCCGCCGCGTTCAGCACGGCGACCAGGAGCAGGGTCGGGATCAGAAGTGCGCAGAGCGCGCAGGTCGCGCACCAGCGCGCGGGCATTACGAGCAGTCTCAAGCTGCTTTCTCCGTTCTGAATGGATGAAGTCCTCGACGCTGCAGCCGATCACGGACGACAGGACCGGCAGGGCCACCGCCCAGCCTCCCGCCTTCCAGACCTTGTCGATGGTCGCCGCCGAGGCCGTGGCCTCGATGACGCCTCGGGCTTCGTCGGGGGAAAGGCCCCACTCGCGTTCCACCGCCTTGCGGCGGCCAACGGGCCAGCGGGCCTCGCAGTATCGGGCCAGCGCATCACGCGACTGGCGAAGAAGGGGGAGGATGGGGGAATTCGCCCCATCGCGACCGAGGATTTCCATGGATGTCACCGTCATGATCTGACCTCAGGAGGTGACGAGTGACGGACTGGAAAGAGGACGCTTACGAAGCCGCCCGGCGATGCTGGACACACAGCCGGATGGAGACTGACACCGAGACCCGAAAGGCCCTGGAGCGGGCTGGAACCCGCTTCTTCTGGCGGGCCTGCGGGATGGAGGGAGGACCAAGCGATCCCCCCTCCCCCGGCGGGCTTGCGGGACATACCGGCTCTATGAAACCCCCGCGCAGGGGACCGGCTTGACCCAGAGGGCTGCCCCGCCATTTCGGCGGCGCCCGCCCATCCGACGCAGGAGGTTACCCCCGCGCGGAACTCTCGGACCCATGATGTGGTCCGGTAATCCATCAGGCGGCGCGCTCCGTGCGCGGCTCAAGCCAGGCGCCCACGGGGATGCCGAAGGCGCGTTCGATCTGCACCGCGACACCGAGAGACGGCCGCCGCTTGCCCGCCAGAAGCAGGGATGCATACGAGGGGCTGATATCGACAACGGCCACCAGTTCGGCGGGCCGGATGTCATCAATTGAGCGTTGAACCTTTGCCATACCCGATTGTTACACCGGGTGACATTACCGGGTCAACAGAATGTTTCCCCGTGTCGGATGACCTCAGCGAATTGCCGGGCCACCCTTCAGGCATGACTCGCCCTTCCGGCTTTGCCGCCAACCTGAAGCGCGCCCGCAAGGCTCGCGGCCTCACCCTGGTGAAGCTGGCCGAGGCGGCAGGCGTGACGCACGGCTATCTGAGCCTGCTGGAGAACGGCCAGCGCCCGGTGCCACGCGGCGCCATGCTTGAACAGTTCGCCGCCGCCTTGCAGATCCCCGCCGCCGAGCTGCTGCGCGAGGACGTCACCGTTCCGGTCGTCGGCTATGTCGCCGCCGGGGCCGAGGCGCACTATTACGCGGACGGGGACGGCGGGCTCGGCCAGGTCGAGGCCCCGCCCGGCGCTCGCCCCTCCACCGTGGCCGTCGAGATCAGGGGCGAGAGCCTCGGCCCGCTGTTCGACGGCTGGCTGGCCTTCTACGACGAGGCCCGAACGCCGGTGACGCCCGACCTGATCGGCGAGCTATGCGTGGTCGGCCTGCCGGATGGCCGCGTCCTCATCAAGCGCCTCAAGCCCACGCCGAACCCGGCCCGCTTCCACCTGCTCGCCAACACCGAATCCCCCCTCCTCGATCAGGAAGTGACCTGGGCCGCGC